TGGGTAGCGATTAACTACACAAACATATCCGTAGAGACCGATCTCAAGCTGACCATTTGCAACGACATTGGCGCGAATCTGGAGGGTGCCGGATTCATGGAATCGCATTGCCATTGTTGGATAAACAAGTCCAACCTTGATGTTTGATGTTCCACCTGTGTAGTTAGGATCAACCACTAGGTTAAGACCAGCAACTGTGCCATTAGTCGAACCTTGTGAAATCAAACCATTAGCATTTTGAGGTGCTGCTGCTGCGTATAGAGGGCGTCCTGTTGTATCAACTTCACCTAGAAGACTAGCAAAATCAACATTGTCATTTCCACCTGATGTAGCAACCAATAGGTTGTTAGGTGTCTGACGCATTACGCCAAATGAATCTGCGATTGACTTAGCAATTGCCTTGTAGATTGTTGTTGAAGATGAATCTGATGATCCGTCTGCTGCGATCTTCGCTGCGTACTGATCTGTCTTCTGTGCGTAGCTTGCAGCCAACTCACGAAGATACAAATCAAGGAAAGATGGGTCGCTGCGATCTACTAATTCTAGATCTAGTTTTCCGGCACCCGCAAACTTGACCACAGTATCTTCTTGGAAGGTGACTGTAGTGTCAGCTGATGCAAACTCTGCTGCTTCTGCTGTCAAATCTACAGCAGCTTGTACTCCGAGCTTTGGAGTAAAAATTTTCATTCCAGATGCAGGAAGCGCAGCGCGCTCGATCGAATCAATAAACGGACGTGATGAATCGATAATACCGATTACATCCTTTAGGTATGTTGGTGGAACCATGCCTGTGTTTTCTGCAACTGATGCAACTTGTAGTGCTGCAACAAGTTCGCGAGCATCTGCGTCACCGCGTGATGCGTTTAGTTGTGCCTTAGCGTATTCACCTGCTGTGATGTTTAAGTTAAGACGAGGATTTGTGTAGTACATTGCTGTAACTGTAGGGCGAGCAGCTTCTACAGCCGCTGCTTCTACTGGTGCTGCTTCGACTGTAGTGTCTTCCACGACTGTCTCGCTTTCTGTTTGTTTGGTTTCTTCAACAGGGATGACTTCCTCTGCTGCGATCTCTAGTATTTCGCTCGACGCAAATGCGGGAACTGTTACGAGAGAAACTTCTTTTAGACGAGCTGATGAGACAACTGTGTGTCCATCTTTTGATGGTTGCGATGCAATAATTTCTGCGCCGATCGATAAACCTGTAACGAGTCCTTCTTGTGCCATGATCAAAGCGTCATTGCCGCCAGATGAACGGCTTAACTTAAATGTTGCATAGATACCGTCTGCGCGAGTTTCAGCAGCAGTCATGCGACCAATTGGCTTTTTTAGATCGTGCTGTGATAGCAACTTAATCTTTGAAGGATCTGCAATTTCGATTGAGTTTGCTGCGAAAGTATAAGCACCAAGATTTGTGTGTCCGATTTCGCCTGTGCCTAGAGGCACGATCTTGCCAGAGATTTCTCTGCGTTCTTCTGAGCACTCAATTGATGATGCTTCGATGTATAGAGTTTCCATTAGCTGCCATTCCCGTTAGGTGATAGGTCTTCCATTTGCATTGCTTGTTCTGTTGTAATTAAACCAAGTGCTAACATTTTTTCTAGCACTAGCAATCTTTCCATTGGTTCTGTGCGTAAGAATGAATCGTCTAACGCAAATTTTACATAATGTCCTGATGTGGACACATCATCCATGCTGAGTCTTGACTCAATTGCAGAAACATAAGGCTGCAAAGTGAAAGCAACCATTTGCTTTCTTTCATCCTGTACGTTCGCATAAGTCATAGTCGTGTTCATGGAAGCACTTACATAATAAGGATCTACCGAACATAATCTTGCGCACTCCGTGGCAAGGTTCTGGATGGCATCGTTATATCCCATGTCCTTAGGTGAAAAACCAATTGTTTGATAATCAATCGTGGAAGTTAAGTACGCGACTCCGTTATTATTTCGCGCTTTTTTCCAAGCTGCTAAAAGACCATTGACTTCACTTGGTGGAAGATCCGCACCTGTGTTTTTTAAAAAGCCAGTTGCAGATGGAGTTTGTAAAGCAATGCTTGCGGCGTTCTGTGCATCCAGTGCAGCTTTAATTGTCTTTCCGCCAACAGCTAAGATGCCTTCATCTTTTTGAAAAGTGATTAAAGATCCAAGACCTGACATTGGCAAAGGCTTGCCATCTAAAAAGTATTGTGTGACAAAATTGTTTTCTGAATCTGTTACAAATGTAACGCGGCTGTTAGCAACCCATTGTGCATTTGCCATTCGATTGTCTTCAAGATACGTTTCGGTTATTAACCAGTAACTGACCCCGAACATCAGTAACGAATCAAGCGTGAAATAAAGAGTCTCAAATCGCGGTTGTGATTTAGAAGGTTGCTCAACCCAACGAGGTGGAGAAATCATTTCTCCAGTGGATTTTTTGTAATACTCTAGTGGAATTGATGCAATCGTTCCGGCAATAAGATCTCTACATCTTTTGATCGCTGGTACTTGGAGAGCTTGTGTACGAGTCACCAAGATTGGATAATAATTACCGAATGACAGGTAAGAGTCGGACATTACCTGCGGCGCGTTTTGCGCTTCAATGATTTGCGGCTTACGCGAAAAGATACCCATAGACAGAAATTGTACCATTTGTCAAGTAATTAGACAATCTGCTAGGGCGTGTCTATCCAACTATAATTTCTGGCTTTGACTGTGGTTTCATTAAAGTGGACACAATCATTGCGAGTGAAATCGGCGCGGACACATCGCCGGCGGATTTCCTGCGAATTATACGCCATCCGTGGTCTGACTCTTTTGCTGCACAATTGTTCATCTGTTCTAAAAAGATGTCCTGCCCCGAATGAACGACCCTATGATTTACCAAGCTGTCAAGAAAGTCCGAACACGCCTGATAGAACTTTTGTCCGGAAACATCTTGTATTTGGACTCCAGCGTTAGCTAAGCGTTCTGCAATACTTGCCGTGGTATATTTGTCATGGCATACAGCTTTAGGACGATAAATATCGCACCACGCTTTGATACTAGCGGCAATCTTCAACTCGTCCACTGCTGTATCGCTGTAATAAGTCTCTAAGATCCCGATTCCGATTCGTCCGTCCGGAAGGATCTGACCGGCACAAAGACTTGCATTGCGCTTTGACGGGCTGACATCGAACCCGAATACTGTATAAGCTCCAGCTGACATTTCAAGATCGCTATCGCTAGTCTCTTCAAGGATTCCCATAGGAAACGGGCTACTCAATGCATCAATCCACGAACAAAGCGTTTCTGTACGAATTGACTCAACTGTGCTCATCGCTAACGTCTCGCGGATTGCATCTTCCGTGACTGTGTAGTTGAGTGATGGGTTAGCCATAGCAACTGCATCCCAGAACTCTTCGGAGTTAGGATCGATCTTAATATATTGTGGAGCTGAGTACTCCCAATAGCCTAATTGCTTAGGCGGATACTCCATAGCTCTATTTCTCATATCGTTAAGTACTTTTGAGAACGCATCTCCGGCGTTGCTACTAAATAGTGACTGAGAATTAGCGCGAGCTCTGGTCACTGGACTTGCTGCGATAAAAGCCTGTTCATCAATCTCACGAAGCTCATCAATCCAGAGGAAGTCCGCTGTTCTACCGCGAGCACCATCTCTAGTAGCAGCTACTACATCTAAGCGGCATCCGCCGAACTCCGGCAATAGCTCGATGGACTCTGTGCCGTTCGCATAGCGGATTGCCTTGACCTGACACATCAAGAAGTCATGGCTTTCGATCATGGAAGCAATCTCTCGAAATGAGGTCAGAGCCATGCCACGATTAGAGGACATCATGAGGATGTTCTTCTCACGGAATATGAATAAACCTGCAAGAACACGCATACGGGCAAGATGAGTCTTACCGCACTGCCTTGACGCAAGAATCAAGTTGCTTTTGCGATGGAACATCCCTTTACTGTCAATTTTTAGCATGTCTTCAAGCACATGATACTGCCACGGCAATAAAGGCATGCCGATTTGTTCTGCGAGCTTAGCAACCTCATCAACTCTGGATTTGCCTTTAATAGGCGCATTAGACAAGCGTGGTTTTGTCTGCCCCAATCTCTTTCGTTTCTTAGTTGCCATGTTTCTAGTCTAACTCGGTTCTGGTCGGTTTATGAACGGACTGTCTCCGACCGGTTCGGCGCGTGTCGGGGAGATAGGAGCAGCAAAGGCATAGGGGGTAGAAGTATGTGCCAAAAAAAAGGGTGCTGGGCGTGCGCCCTTGGATGAGTTACATTTGCGGCAGGCAGAAGCCATGTTTTCCGGATCAAGTGGATCGCCGCCATTTACTAATGCGACTAAATGATCAACTGTGTCTGCTACGCCTTGACAGTACCGGCATGTGTAGTTATCTCTAGCTAGTACTTGAAGTCTTATCTTCTTGTAAGCAGTAGTGAGTCTAGGGTCGTTATTCTTTAATGCCAATTGTATTTAAGCCAGTGATCTTTAGCTTTGCATGGTGTGTCGTAACGATGCTTGATGTAGCGCAAGCCCCACTCCACTTGCTGTATTGGTGTAGCTGTTAGTAACCATTTACTTCTACCTTGTGGTATCCCTGCATGGCTACCATTGACAGCAGAAGGATTCCATGCACTTTCTTTTCCATAAAGGAAGGCTAAGCATTTGTATTGTTTAATATCATTCAATGAATAATAAGCATATTGTTTAGGTGTCATCTTTATATTCGTTATATCAGAACTACCTGCATTAGCCATAAAGCATAGAGATAGCCCTAAACCTAGTAGCACCCCTCGCGCTATCCGCTTCAGCGGCGCGAGTTGAACGCTTGATGCGTTCTGCGAACTTAGGTTATCAGGTGTGTCAAATCCATTTGTATAAGTGCTGGTCAGATCGGCGTTTCGCATTACTGACCCCCAATCTTTATCGGTTATCGGTTGAGTAAAAGCCCTTGCCCTTTAAGATAGTAGGTGTAGCAGCTATTACTTTGAGCATAGGCTCATTACAATAGGTACATGGGATTATTGGTCGATCGTGCCATCCGTGATAGATTTCTTGACTAAGATTGCAGGCTCTGCATGTGTAGTCGTAGGATGGCAAGTTAAGCACCTCGTTATCATGTAAGACCCACAGCCGGTGCAGCGGTCAATGTCTGCTTCTGTGGGATCGCTGGATAGATGACCATATTTAAGTTGGAGTAGTGGCAATAGATCTTCCAGTCTAATGATACAGGCGTAATCTTCCGGACTTTCGCCTTGACCATTTAGGCGCATCACTGCAAATCCCAATTCCCCAGAAACGGACGTGCGAGCTTTTAATTGCGCGAGATAGCTGAGCGGCTGAAAGGCTTTTCTTGCCTTGACCTCACAGTCAAACGGAACTCCCTGAATATCCTTGCCACTACCCCTTCCGACAGTCGCGCCATGCCACACAGTCGATAGGTACTGTGCAACTACACGTTCTGTTCGGAATCCTCGATGTTTCCTGTGCTGACTAGCCATTAACTGCTTTACACTTAGCGCATTGCCAAGTTACAACACCATTGACAGAATCGGATGATATGTCTTGTAGCTCTCTGATCTGAACTGGCTCATTGCACAGCTGACATGGCACAAAGGCAGACATAAGATCTACCCATTCACCATTTAGTTTAATTCCTATATTGCCCATTATTAGCCCCTTGCCTTTTGTGGTTGCCATTTGCCCTGACTGTTTATTTCATACCATATTGTCGGACACTTGCCTTCAAAGCCTGAGTGTCCTAAAGCTGTGCACTGATACGAAGCCCAATCCTTGCCGGTCTTCGCCGAATGTCCGGTCTTCCAGACCATACTGCCATGCTTACAGCTGGGAACCTCTGACGCTTCTGCTGTACCAATAATGTCTGCAACATTCTGCATAGCCTTGTCAAGCATTACTGGAGCATCTACTACTTTCATGTATTCATTTACTGGAGTAGTCCAATAGTCCTGCTCTGCTGGCTCTTTGTCAGCTGCTTTGATAGCTTGTACCAGATCTTGTACCGCAGGCTTTACAGGCTTTTGTGCTACTACCTTATTCATCTCTTCTCTGGATGGCTTATGCTTGTCAATGCCGATGTTCGCATGACCGCAAGCAACACCAATTGCCGAAGTAAGTCCGTTTTCCAAAGCAAAATCTTTATTGACGCCTCTGTCCGTAATAACCTCATTCGCAAAACCAGTGGAGAATGGCTTTTCATCTGTGGTTTCTCGATACAAGCGTGCAGCAACGATAAAACGTTTATCAGACCAATCAAGTATCTCTGCTTCAATCCGTCCATTCGGATACCTCTTCCAAAACTCGATGACTCTTTCTCGTACAGTGGTGTATTCATCTAAATTAAACATATAGCTCATTCTCTTCTGTAGCTAACTGACCCATTAAAGCAATGTAAGCTGCTCCATCGATGTAGTTATCGGCTTTGTCTGGATTTCCGGTAGTTGCTCTGGCAATCTTGACAAGCGCGAGAATGGCACAAACTTGATAATCTGTGACTGGCATCTGTAAATATGCTGAGATGAGCATTGCGGCGTGTTGCATGTTATCTTGCGGATGACCGTAGTCGTTGAGACCACGGTCTTGAATGATGTCAGTTGCACTTTGTAAAATCTCCGTATATTTCATTCTTCCCAAAATTCCTGTCTGCTTAGAGATCGACCTCGATGCCAACCCTCTCGGATACCACGTTCTTTGCCTAGTCTATAAGCATCCCATGCAACTATGCTCATGCTAATAAAAATACCAATGACACAGATCAATAACATCTTGTCTTGATTGCTCATTACTTTACCGCCCTTAGCTTCGGATAATGTCCATTATGCTTAATAAATTCCTGTAGCGTCACTGCGCTTTTATACTCGTTGCAGTCAATACAAACCCCAGTCAAAGTCATGTCGAAGCTGCAATAAATGCAATACAACTTCTCGACTGCAAGTGAACCATAGATCTCAATGGCAGCCATTATGCGACCTCGTATTCTGTGACAGCGTAATCGGTCAAGATGACAAATTGATCTAGTGCATTGTCATAGGTTTCTTGAAACTTGATCTCGCGCTGGATCAGGAAGTTACGCGCTAGAATCAAAGCTGTGCGGCTATCAAACCAGAAAGCCCAGAGATGATCAAAGCTAACATGTGGCTCGAAACGATCAGCTTGAATTTCCCAATCGTAGCCATTCCATTGCATTTGAGTGTTACTTAACATGTCGAAGTCTTGCTCTGTAATTAACATTTTGTACCCATCTGTAGCGATGCCCTCGATCGCTTACAGAATTAGAATCTCACGCCTGTATAGCTCGGTCAAGCATATTTAAGTAACGAAACGATAACGATTTCTAGGCGTAAAGTCTGCCATATAGGGTGAACGATCCGTCCTTATTAATAGGCACTAAGAATGGACTTACTCTATCTCCGTGTGTTTCAATGACTGCTACGCTCATCTGCCAATTAGCACTGCCAGCCTTTAAATAAGACGCTTTCTTCTTATCCATAACATTACCTGCCTCTAAGCCCCACAAAGTCCTGTACGAGGCTCCTATGCCCTCTGTAAAGGCACTAATACCTGCTCTGTGCGTGTGTCCGCAAACCACAGATTTACCGAACTTCTTAGCCAATCCCAGAGCTGTAAGTCCGGCGTTGCTGTTCATCGATCCTTCGTCTCCGTGGACTAAGACCCAGCTTTTATGGAACTCGAATGGCTTTTTGTGAAAACGTATCCCCATGTCGGAAAAACCCATAAAACGGGAGTATTCGAGCTCTGGAAGTCCGATGAGACTAGGAGCTCCCCTAACGAGAGTGTGGTAAAGACGATCGGTGTGGTTGGATCTAGTGATGTCGGTAGTGCCGAGATCCCAGAGGATGTTTTGAGCGAGACTTCGATCATGGTCTAATTGCCCTTCGTACTCTAAATGAGTGCCCTTAGCCCACTTACTTTGAGATTGCATATCCAGCTCATCGCCTGTGTTAAGGACTAGATCGAACTTCTCGCGCTTTACTAACTTGATCAGATTTTTTACTGCTTGCTCATGATGATACGGTATTTGAAGGTCACTGATGACCAGATACCTTTTCTTCTGGCTGCTAGTCATCATCCTCATCTTCGTAATCACCGAACCGTTCTGGCTCGATTGGATCAGGCAAGATCCATGCAGGGTAAGCAGATCGCTCTACTATAATTCCTAGAACAGTTTCCTCATCAAAACCTGCACGCTTTAAAGATTGAGCGAACTCATACATCCCAATGCAATAAGCATCGAGAGCTGAGTAATCTTGCTCAACTAGATTCTTAGTCGCTTTTCTTGCCATAGGATAATTGTTACCTCTCTAACAGGACAATGATTGTCTCGACACGCGCTTCTAATCGATTTAGTCGGTCATTCATAGAGCTACCGCCATTGGGCTTTAACTCAGCAAGGTAGTGCTTAACGAGCCAGCGAACTGCCATAGCGAATGATCCGATTACTGTTGTCACCGCTGCAACGATTGCTGCGATGTCTTGCGGACTCATTACTTCTTAGGCGTGGCGTATCCGAATACACCTGATAGAACAGCCCATAGGACTGCGCGATAGTCAAGATCAAAGTTGCTCGATGCCCATGCAGCTAGAAATGCTCCAGCAGCTAGGATTGCAGGGTTCTTGATGTTCTTCATTATTCTCCGCCTAACATAGATATTTGAAAAAAAGCCCCATCATTATCAGCTTCTTTCTTAAAGCTGCAATGAAGATGCTTAACATGTTTGTTTGCGCCCTTGTACTTGCGCCATTTCCAGTTAAGGATCTTGGAGCAGATGTGTCCATCAAAGATGATGTAAGCAATACGATTGTCTTTTTTTGATTTTGATAAGGTACGAAGTTGATCTGCAAGATCGCCCATAATGTCTGGCTTTGATCCCTTGAATAGGTCACGATCGATGTCGATGGCACGAACCCAGCCTTGCTCATCTGGATTATGATCAGACTTGCGAGCAGCGTGTCGGGTATCACCGATCCAACCATCCGATGTGCGGTCACGATCTGGGAATGAATCATCAATCTGCTCTCTTAACTG